TGATGTCTGAATTTCGGCGGTTTCTCTGTGCCCATATTGACTTTATCCCGTTCGAGCATCAGGCCGATTGGTGGGTGACGACGGATGGCTATGATCTGACGACGATTGTCGTGGAGGAGGATTCTGAGGAGCCGTCGATTCAGGTGCGTCGTCCCGATGGCGTGACCGAATATCGGTTATTGGTGCGTCGGGAACTGGGGCGTGCCAGGGTCGTGGCGGAACTGGGAGCCTATAAATCAGGCAAATCAGCCGGCGCCGGGATGTGGGCCGCAGCGTTTGCGGCGGTTCCTGAGGCACTGGTCTACCTGGTGGGTAATGAATATGACATGACCGCCCCGGAATTTGAGTATTTACTGGAAGCCCTCTGCTCTGAGCGTGGATTGAATCAGAAGTATAAAACCCTGCAAAATCGCCCGAAAGACGGACGCCTGTGGCTGGAACTCGACAATGGCGCCCGGTTCGAGGCGCGGTCGTGGGAACGGTCTGAATCCCTCAAGGGGAAAGAGGTGGATGCGTATATTTACTGCGAAGCCTATCAGTTGCCGGGAATTGAGTGTTTTACATCGGTGGCACAGAATCTCAGAGCCCGTCAGGGGTATGCGGTGTTTCCGACGACGCCTGACCGCCCGTGGGTGGGGATTTTTCACGAACACGGCCACGGCAACCCCGAATTTCCTGACTGGGTGTGCAAGTGTGGCATTCCCGCTATGGTGAATCCGTATAGTTTCGACCAGAAAGCCATGGACCGGGATAGAAATCTTTTAACTCGGGAGAAGTTCTCAATTGCGTATCTCGGGAAGCTGGGAGATTTCGTCGGGCGGGTCTATAACTACCAGCGTGGCGATCGGACCCTGTCAGTGCAGGACCACCCGGAGCTATGGCATAATGACGACGGGGGCGCGGTCCGTGAAAACTTCAGTGTGCCCCACGATTGGCGGATTGAAATCGGGGCAGATACGGGGACGTATTGCGCAGCAGTGATTGTGGGGGTGGCCCCGAATGGCATCGCGTATGTGCTGGATGAAGTGGTCAATTACAGTTATCTGGCGAATACCCCGGAACTCGACCCGACCTCGTCCATTGCCACCTGGGCGGATCAGTTGATACGGACAGCGGCGTTATGGAACGCCCGTCCGATGGCGTGGGTGGACAGCAATAGTCAGTTCAAGCAGGAATTATTACACCACGGGGTGCATTTACTCGCCAATAAACGAGGGCGCGAAGTGAGAACTGAAGCCGCACGGCAGTATTTTCAGCATGAGCAGATTCGTCTGGCGCCGTGGTTAAGGGTGTTACCCTATGAACTGGAAAACGCCCGATGGCCGGACCATGCATCGGCCTCGGGAAAATACGAACGCCTCAAGGAACACGATCATGCCGTAGACTGTCTTGAGCATGTCTTATCACGGCATCCCCGCGCCCCGGTCAAAGAAGAGACACCGATTGTGATGCCATCGATTGGCAGTGTGCAGTGGTATGGGTCACCATTACGGAAGAAAAGCACCAAACGGTCAACGGATAGCCATCTGGGGGAGCAATAATGAGTGGTCGGACATCGAGACTGGATCGTCGCGTGGAGTGGCTGGAGAAAAAGCTCGACTTTACGATGAACACATTGTCAGTGACACGAAAAGATGCAGTTGGCACAATAGTCTCTCAATCATTTGAGACACTTTTTCAAATGGCGGTGAAGCGTGAAAAAGATTTGGAAGCTGTGGACGCGTCTGCTGGAGTGGATCGAACCGACCCCGGAAGCGCACGTCTTGAACACCCTCAATCGGCTCCAGGCCCGGATGGATTCCCTGGAGAAAATCGTGCTGGCGCAGTCGCTTCAGAGGACTCAGCCAGTGGAGACATTGGCCGCCCAGCCGGTGCTGGATGATCGCCCACTTGATGAAATCCCCGATGCGCATTTAGGAGCCCTGTAATGCCAGTTGTCAGTTATGTCGACCCAGAGACTGGGCAGACAAAAGAAAAGAAGTTTTCGTATGACCCTGAAGGGCAACATGCGGCGCAGGCGTTTGCAACAGAGGTGCAGGGGCGCATTGTTGATGTGTCACGCAGAGATCCGAAGTCAACGTCGTATTAATTTCATATAGAAGAAGACCCCATGGCTATTGACGAGCAAGACCTTGTTGATTACACCGCTGATTACGACCGACTCCGTGCCCAGAAAGCTCGGAATGTCGGGTCTGTCGAGTTGCGGATTCTGACGAATCTGGCATTTGTCTCGGGAGAACAGTGGATCGGCACCCAGAACCGTGTGTTGTTTACGCGAAAGCGTGACCCGAATAAATTGCATCTGGTCTTTAATTTATCCGGTCAGATTCTGTCGAAGATGATGGGGCGCCTGAGTAGTATCGCTCCGGTGTTTAAAGCACGTTCTGATAAGCAGGATCCGAAGTCGGTGGGACAATCCCAGGTCGTTAATAAGCTCATCAGGGCTCTGGATGAAAAACTCGACCAGCCGTCACGCAGCTGGGAGATTCTCTACTGGATGTCAATCGGCGGGGTGGCGTTTGAATATGTCCCCTGGGTGCCTGACGCCACGATGGAACCGTTACCGCAATTTGATGAGGAGACTAATGAGCTTCTCTGGTCTGATGTGACGACCGGAGAGCAGGTTCCTGAGTCTATTCGTCAAATGGCGTTAACGCAGGGGGCGCCGAAGGAACGATTCGAAGTGGTCGAGGAAATGGTCAGTGCTGGCGATGTCGGGAGTGAAGTTCTCAGCCCACTCCAGGTCTTTATTGATTCGTCTGTTCGATCCGTGCAGGATTTAGCCCCTGACCAGGCAGTCTATATTGCCAAGATACGCACATTAGGGTGGATTGAGGCGAATTACAAACTTAGTGATGATGCGTTAGAAGAAATCAAAGGCGCTCCCAATGTCAGAATTCTCAGCACCGATATTAAACAGTTTGGTGATCCAACGGGCTCGGTCAATCTACAAGATTTAATCCCTCGCGTTCAGGGAAGCCAGGACCAAAACGATCCTGATCTTTCGGTGGTTATTGAACGCTATCAACCTATGTCAGCAACGAACCCCAGAGGCAAATATACGGTCTTCATTCCGAATGGAGAGGTTCTCCATGACGGAGACAATCCCTATGGTGAGATTCCACTGGTGGATTATCACTGGGGCCCGACAACGACTAGTTTCTGGAGCAATGATTATGTGAGTGACATGATTGCTCCGCAACGGTTCCTCAATAAGCGGCTCTCGCAGCTTGGGGAACAAGCGAATGCGTCAATTTATGCCGATGACCTGCTTGGCCCGACCTTAAAACGGGAAGATGTGCCCGCAGATTATCCGGCGCCCATTGAAAACGGCCTTAATGAGGCTGGTGTCAAAATGGTACAGCGCCGCGACCCCCCACAACTTCCAGGGTGGTTCATGCAGTCGGTTGATTTGACGATTAAGTTGCTCCGCGAAATTTCCGGTGGGGTGGATCTGTTCTCAGAGTCAAAATTCCCTGGTCAGTTGCGTGGACCGATGGCGGTCCCCATGCTTCAGGAGATTATCGATACCCAATGGGGCAATCTCTACCAGCATCTTGGGCAACGCATGGCAAAAGTGAAGGAAATGCGCGTTAATCGCGTCAAACAGTTTTATCCTGCCTTTCGAACCATGCATTACACAGACCGTAACATGCGTGATGAGGTGTTTATCTTCCATACGTCGGATATTCTCCGATCTGGTGCTGATTATCACATTACCGTCGAGCGAGGGAGTCTGATTCCAGAACTCAGAGCCCTGAGAGAGGCGCGAATCCGCGAACATCTGCAATCACCACTGAGTGTGCTGTATATGGACGAGCGCACAGGGCGAATCGACAAAGAGAAAATCGCGGCGGACCTGGATATGGGAGATTCTGGACGAGAAGACAAGGAAACCCGCTGGCGTAAGCTCGGGATGTCCTTAGTGGAGCGATTGTGGGATGGGCAGGTTATTCCAGAGCATTTACCGATGCCTTTCTGGAATTTGCGCGTCATTATGGACGAATTAGAGTCTGAAATGGCCACGACGGAGTTTTTATCCGCGTCCCCGGAGATTCAGCAGGGATTTGTCGGGTTTTGGAATAGATGTCGTAAGTTCCTCATGGAAGCGTCAGAGCGACGGCAACAAGGCGCCGATAACCAGCAAATTCAGGGGGCGGTGGCGCAAGCAGCCCAACAAGCGGCAGCAAAAGCGGCAGCAGAGGCAATTGACATGGCAATGGATCAAATGAAAGCCAGTCAGCAAGTAGCACCACAGGCCCCGGCGCAATTGGCCCAGGCCCTCGCTCAACAGCAGGGACAGGATAAAACTGTTTTACGGGATCTCTAAAATAATGGATGTAAAGCGGCGATCTCTTTCTCACGCCATGAGTAAAGAACATGGGGCCTATCAAAGAAATCCCGGGAAATTCCCAGGGGGTATCGCACAAGCCAACGCGATTGCGTATTCAAAAGCTGGTGCGTCGAAGCCAGATGTGGTGCGTCGAACGAAAAAGGGGAAATGACCGGATAAATCTTGACACCGGTCGGTGTCTTGACAGTAAAGAGAAGTGATTCTTATACTAAAGAAAAGTGCTGCATTGTGAACACGGATATGGAATACGTTTATTGCACTCATTGGCAGATGAGCAAGCAACAAAACACTCTTCATCCACTCAGAGGAGCAGTCAATGGCAGAAGACGTAGCACCGGTTGCAGACAATACTGCGCCGGTCAATACACAACCAACTAGTGAAAGCACAACTGACGGAGGTTCATGGCCTGCTGATGTTCAGGCAGAGTTCACCAAGAAAACGCAAGCGTTAGCTGACGAACGAAAATCCTGGGAAGGACAGAGGAGCCAGTGGGAGCAACAGAAAACACAGGCCACTCAGCAGTTGCAGCAATATGCTCAACAGTTGCAGCAACAGACAGCCCAGCGCCAGCAGCAGGGAAATAACACCCAGCAACGACAGGATTTAATGCAGCAATTGCAAGGCATGTCCTATCTTGATGGGCCGACTGCGGCGGCTCTTGTGAAACGTATTATGGATGAGGGAATCAATCCTCTGAATAATGCGATTCAACAGAGAGATCAGGCTTTGGCGCATATGTATAAGGAATACAAGACGCTCAAAGAAAACGTCGGCAATCAGTCGAATAAGGCTGCGCAAGCGGAACTTGAAGGACGATTCACATCGCTGCGGGATGAACACAAACTTCCCGACGCGGAGTGGGCAAACGAATGGCTTCGGGATGTGTATTACTCTCACGAGGGCGGTGACCTGAATGAGCAATATCCCGAAATGGTTCGTACGCGCCTTGAGTCGATGAGAAAAGGCATTCGTGATCTCGATCGACAGGCGGCGGAAGAAGCCAAGCAATCACCGTTTCCCACAAAAGGAGGAGAAATGTCTCCAACCAGTGGAAAAACGGAAGGCTATAAGACGCCACAGGCACGCGCTGACGAATTGTGGTCCATGATGAATCCGGGGCAGACCGAATAGCCCAGATGTCTTTCACCTTTGTGAAGGAGAGATAGATGGCAAGTACAACTGATGTCATCGAGGCCCTGAAATACACCTATGGTGTTGATCAGGTTCAGTATCTCGTTAATCAGGAGGTTGTCTGCTGGAATATGTTCCAGAAGATGAAGAAGCCTCTTGGTGGACGAGGGCAGTTTCTGATCCCGATTATGACCAAGAATCCTGGTGCATGGACAGGGCTGGCTGAAGGTGGTTCGCTACCTTCTAACTTAAACCCAGATACAACGGAAGCGTCATTTGCCCTTACAGAATTTGCAGGGCTCTACAATATGTCGTGGAAGTTGATCCAGGACGCACGTACTTCGAAGTTTGCATTCCAGACTGCCTTGAGCATGATGGAAGCAGGTTTTCGTCGTCGTGTCCTGAAAATGATCAATGCCGACTTGATTTCTGATGGTCTTGGTAAATTGGCCGTTCTCCCGGCAGCCGATGATCAGACGACGGTTACGGTGAACGCACTCCCGAGTGTGGACATCGGAATGGTGGTCGATGTCATGGATACCGGGGACAACAATACCAAGCACGGAAACTCGTTGACGGTCACCGCGATTGACGCACCCAATCGGACGATTACGCTGAGTGGGGCGCCAAGCGGAACGGCAGCGCTAGACTATGTGGTCATTCAAGACACGGTGTCGTCAAGCACCTCATACCATACCAATGGGTTGTTGGGCATTATTGATGACGCTGATCCACCGGCATCGAAAGGTGACTTTGGCGGGATCGACCGTGGTACCGCAGGGAACGAATTCTGGGAATCTGTGGTTCTGGCTAATGGTGGTACCAACCGTGCATTGACTGAAGACCTCATTATGCAACTTGAGGATTCCGTCCGTGAAAAGGGTGGTGCCAAACTCAATACCTACATTTCCAACCTCGCGGTTATTCGCCGGTACCATGAACTGCTTCGTGAAGATGCATTCTTTGCGATGAGTTCACCAAAGGCGCTTGACGGTGGGTCAGGTGTGGGGCGTGATGGTGGTTCGCAACAGAAGGGTGAAGATGGTGGCGATGGCCGCACGATTTACCGTTTCAGTGGCAATCCATGGCACGCAGAGCCGTATTTCGCGGCAAATACGATTATTGGCCTTGATAATAAGCATTTCTTCATCGGTCACGGTGAAAATGCGATACCAAGACCGGTATCGGAAATCTTCGATGGAACACCATTCCTTCGTCAGACTTCCAGCGCAACCTTTGAGGTGGCATGGTACTGGCAGGGTGAGTTGCTGAGTGATAACCCAGCAGCTGGTGCGAAGATCGAAGACATAGCAGAATCGTAAACTGAGTAGGTGAGGGGAGGGGCTGAAGATGAATCTCAGTCCTTTAATCTTGACTTTGGCTTCTCCCCTGTCACTTCGCCAGAAAGAAGGTAGATATGGGTATTAAAGCCATTGCAAAACTCGCTCCGGTGCATGTCGTCTATACCATCTCTGCGGGAGAAGCCGCAGATACCGGGATTTTCGTCGCTGATCAGGATTATGAAATCATGGATGTGCGTGAGGTTCACAGCACGGCGGGAGCCAGTAGCACCACATTGGATGTTGGTGTCGCGGCATCTGCGGTCGCACCGGCCAGTCTCACCACTGCATTAAGTTCAACATTGGCGTTGGACAGCACAGCAAATACGCCAGTGCAATCCACTCTGACAGCAACTCTTGCAAATCGCCTCCTCGATTTAGGGGAGCAACTGTCGTTGAATTACACAGGAACCGTTTCAGCATATGAAGGCGCTGTGCATGTGGTGTTGAAGCCGGTTCGTACGAACACTACATATTAATGTAGGAAAGGTTTAGCATGGATACGTTTAACCCGCCTCGGTATTCGTTAGAAGAAAACCGTTTCTTTTTACAACACCTTGGTAGTCCTCCTGTCTCAGTATTGCAAAATAAGTTGCCAAATGGTGTCACGGCGGCAGCAGTTACTGATGTGCTTGGTCGAGTGTATGAACTCGAAGAAATCAAGAAGCATCGTGGCACTGAGTGGGTTGGAACACAAGCAGTATCCACGGCTATTAATACCTACCTGCATGAAGAACACAAGTGGCGTGATATGTCCAAGAGAGGCGCACCTCGTTTTCCGACGATGCACTCCTGGGACGGGAAGGGACGACCTCATCGCGGTGGGATCGGGTCTGATTCCGGTGAAATAAACACCTATATTGATTCAGATGGCAATCGGAAGAAGTTTGCGTTGGAGCTTGTCGATCTTGGAATAGAAGAATTTGTGGCTCCGTGGACAAAAGAACAGGAACCTATTCCAGATAATATTGTCGAGGATTGGGATAAAGGCCGTTTGGAGTGTCCTGTTGATGGATGGACAACGAGCTTTAAGACTGAATCAAAGCAATCCTATAATCTCGCCCGGGCCCGAATTGCCAAACATTGTCGATCGAGTAAGGATGAGCGTGTTCGTGAGTTTGCGCTGAAGGTTTTTAGTTAGTAATGCTTAGAGGGTATGACAAAGGACCAGAGTTCGGTGTGCCTCTTGCGAAGGGTCAATCCCCTCCGGTAGAGGATTCTCCATCTTTTTGGCATCCCCAGCGATTTGGCGTGAAGTATGCATCGGACACATTTCGTAAACGATTACAGCTTATTCATCCCGATCTCGATGCCACCTGGCATCCGCTGAGAGAGCGATGGCTCGTCTGGTATCGCCGCCCCCGGATTTCTCATCATGTCTCTCCTGGGTGGTTGTTACTATTTATTGCAGAAACATCGACGCATGAATATGTACCATTAGATGAGCGTGTGCTTGCGGCGGTCTATGAGCAAAGTGGTTTCAAGTGGGGGTCAGGGAAAAAGTATTGGGCGAGAGTCGAAGAAGAATCCAGGCGAGAGAAAGAACTCGCTGATATCTCGCGCAACCAGTATGTCCATGATGTTGGTGGTGATTATTACGACCATACAAAGATCCAGGTCAGTATGTGTGGTCACTCTTCAGGAAGTAAATTTGTTGAGCATCACGCAGGAGATTAAGCCATGGCAACAGGCCAAACGATGCTCGACCTTATGGAGGCCCTGGATTATGGTCTTCAACTGCAATCCGGTGAGTCCGGTGTTACTCGTGGTTTAAAAGCGTTAAACGCGGCCCAGGATCATCTGGAGTCAATGCTGGCGCTTGATCCAAATGTCGTGGGGTCTACGGTTGGAACCATCACGACAAGTGCGAGTACCGAAACGACGACGGCGCCAACAGGATTATTACGCCTCGATCGATTGCAATATATTGATCCTTCGACCAGTCGTCCTGCCTGGGATCTGGAACGAGTGGGCCCTGTTGGTGATTACCAGCAGTCAGATTTTTCCCCGTATCTCAATAGCAGTTCAATTACGGGCAAACCCTTACGGTATTGGACCAATGGCACGACGTTCTACTGGGATCCGGTCCCAGATGGCACTCATACGATTCGGTATTATGGATTGAAGGCGGCAACGGATATTACCGCAGGGGGCACCTTTGCCTATCCAGATATGGCGATGATGCCACTGTCGCAGTTTGCGGCCAAGATGCTTCGCATAGGAAAAGATGACGATGTCCGTTCTCTCTCGGACATTGGAATTCAGTTATTTAACCCGGTGTTGCAGGCTATGGGTCGCTTTAACAGGGATCGAGCCCCCGGGTACGATTATCGGTATATACATACAGAATAGGAGTCCCGAATGGGGTTTATTCAGTCAGATTTTCAGGATACCAGAGATACACAACTCATCAAACGCGCCAAGATTGACGCGGCGAGTAGCGGGGATAATACCCTTGTTGCGGCAGTCACGGGGAAGAAGATTCGTGTCTTGTCCGCATTCTTCACCATGACTGGAACGGCTGTGACCATTCGATTCGAGGATGGGGCTGGCGGGACCGCTCTCACCGGACAGATGGGACCGACTGCGGGACAGACGATTGTCCTGCCGTTTAATCCGGTCGGCTGGTTTGAAACCTCTGATGCGGGGCATTGGTATATATTGAAGCGTAGTTGACCGCGAGGTGGAATCATGCCACATAGACCAGAACATCCAGCACAAACCGCTCCAGGGACTGGTATGTCAATGGAGGATCTCCAGAGGCTTATGAGCCCAAGAACCGCTCCAGGGACAGGACAGTTTCATCAGATAGGAAGAGAGGGCTCGGGCCCAGGAATCCTTGAGAAAATCATGGCTATATTTTCTGGGAGATCAAGAACCAGCCCAGACGTTGCTGGGCCTCTTGGAGATACTGCTGAAGATGCCTATCGGGTTTTTGCGCCACCTGTCAATGAGCCAAGGCTGGATCTTGAAGTCCGTAGACCAGTCTTACAAGCTGGTCCTCACCAATGGAGCCAACTGCAACCAGAGATGCAGGGGCAAGAGGGGGGAGATGCTGGAACCGGCGCCCTTCTTGAAAGCATTGCTGCGATGCTACAGAACCCAGAATTTTTAGCAATGGAGACTGAAGGACCGATTCCTCATGCGTTTGAGGCAGCAAGGCAGTTGGAGGAGCAAAGAAACGAACCTGAGCGTCTACTTCGTCAACTTTTAGATAAACACGCCGCACAAATGCGGTTAAACACCGGGAGAGGCACTGAGACTAGAGGTGTTGGTCTAGATTTAATCCGCGAGGGTGGTCCCGCGTTGGAAGCGCGAGATCGGTCCAGGGTCGGACGACCTCGATTTACGCCATCCAGAACCGGTATAACGCAAGCAGACATCATGCGGGGCGGTCCCTCCATTCGTTTTGACAACGCAGGAACCATTCACGGCCAGTCCACCGCCCGATCTAGGCGGGAGTCGTCGAGACCACACACGGGACGCAATCTCCCCAGTTTGCGTTAACTGCCAAAATGAATACTTTGATAACGTCGGACTTATAGATAACTGGAACAAGTAAATGGCAGACATTCAAGTAGCAAACTCAGATGCGGATCTTTCCGACAATACCATTGTCACGGAAGAGAACGCCTACACGATTACCGGGTTGCATACCTTTAGTCGCAGCACCAATGCGCCGTTTGCGGTGGTTTCTGGTGCGGCGGTGGTCGCAAACCTCGATGCCGACAAACTTGATGGTGTCGAAGGCAGCGCCTTTGTGAAAGCTGATGGCACGGTAGCCCTCTCTGCGAATTGGGATGCGGGTGGGTATGAGATTCGGGCCAATACCTTTGAGAGTGATGTAGCGACGGGTACGATTCCGTTGGTCATTGCCTCCACAACCAAATGCACCAATCTGAACGCTGACAAGCTCGATGACCAGGAGGGCAGTTATTACCTTGCCGCAGGGAACGTTACTGGCACATTGGCTGTTGGAAAAGGTGGCACGGGCGCGACGACCCTGACGGATGGGGGCGTGTTGCTTGGCAGTGGCACCAGTGCGATTACTGCGACCGCCGTGTTGGGCGATGGCGTAATCCTGATTGGGGATGCGTCAGGTGATCCCACGACGTTGGATGTCGGTAGTTCTACGGCCATTACCGTTCTTGGCACAGTTGCGACAGGGGTATGGCAGGGAACGGATGTGGGTGTGGCCTACGGTGGCACGGGCGTCAGTACGCTTACCGATGGCGGCGTGTTGCTTGGCAACGGAACGGGTGACATCCAAGCAATGGCTGTGTTAGCCGACA